GGGGTCCCCGAAAAGGTGTAGGGTAAATTGCCAACGCCGGAGTACGCCACAGCCGCCTGCGTTGTCCCGCCGCTCCCAAACTCGGTCTCCAAATCACTAATAGCCGACGATGTCTTCCAGAGCCCCGCGAAGCCCCACGGCAGGTTCGATCCAGCCGCGCCGGCTGTGGCAATCTTATTATTAGCACCAACAGAGGACCTAAACACAGCCCCAAATAGATTGTTCCAGTCTGAGACTGCTAAGGAGTCGGGTCGACGATCCGAACTAATACTGCTGACGTTGCCGTAAGACGATAAGTCAGTGACCGCCGTAATGTCATCACCAGACAGGGTCAAATTTGACTGGTTACTAAAGTCCCACCAAAGAGTGACCGTGCCAGCGCTAAGCTGGGCCGGCGTCCAGCCGCCCCCACCACCGCCTCCACCAGAGGCACTAATAGACCCTTGGGTAGCGATCTGATTAGCGATCTGGGTGGCAATCTGAGAGGCTACCGACAACTTAGCCTCCCGCGTTCTGGAGCACCCTCAGGGTCATACTGCCAGCGGACAAACCAGTCGAGCTAATTCTCACGCCAGCCACGGGCGTCAGAATCTGCATAATCTGCGGTTGATCAAAGTTGGTCGAAGACGTGTAGGTCGTGGTGCTGATGAAGAACCACGTTGGACTGGTCGTCCGCATGGGATCGTCCAACGTGGCCTGCAACACATAGGCAGCCGATGAAGTGGAGGTCGAGAAGGTTACGCCAACCGTCGTCGTCTTCGCACCGATATAATCGGTGGCGAGGTAGGCAGTCCCAACACTCGACAGTGTAATGGTCGTCACAGCGCGTTAGCTCCGGCTGTTGCCGCCCTTCACAGCGCCGCCACGGAAGAAAGCAGCGGACGAGAAGGGAGACGAGCCCCCTCCTGTCCGGCCCCCTCGGGCGCGGGCAACGCGGCCAGGTCCACCAGCCGCCTTACCCACTACTGCGCCCCCATCCTGCTTGAAGATGGCGCCCTTGACGGTACCCTTCTTCGCCGAAGCGAAGACCTGGTCTTTGCCGTAGATCTTCTCCCGGCCACCCTTGCCCTTATGACGATTCGCCATCTCTTAGCTCCTATTAGCCACTGTATTGCGCTGCGCCGAACAGCCCGGTGGAGTTCAGTGTAGCCACATCCGGCGATACGTAAATCTGGATCCGGCGACCCTGCGAAGAGCAGGCCGTCGTGGACAGCCACGTACCACGGACATCCGGCCCAGTAGACACCTGGGTCGAAGCCGTCGAGCCGGGGATGACCGGCGAAGTAGAGGTCATCACATAGCCCCACGAAGTCGTGGCACTGGAGATGGCCCCAACCACCTGGGTCGGCGACTTGAAGTAGATCGGCAAGCCGAGCGTATCAGTGACCCCAACCGTGATGCCAGTCGAGTTGATCGTGCCGGAAGCCGAGATCGTCGCGATGTACTTGAAGGCTTTGACGCCAACCTTGAAGGTCGAGCCAGCCGTGGTCGAGATCGACCCGGGGATGACCTCTGCCATCGGGTAGCCGTACACATCGTACCCGGTGACAGTGAAGGCGCCGCCGGAGTCGTCGCTCGATCCCTCGATACGGACAGTCCGGGCAACCATCGTAGACGGGTCCCAACAGTTGATCGTTGCGGCCGAGCCAAACGTAATTGTGGACGCCGCGCCTTCGATCGCCAGCAACCCAGTAACCGTCGCCCCAGTATCCGCCCGCTTGATGGAGACGTTCGCCGTGGCATTGGCCGAGTCGATGCTGCTGATGACAAGAGAGCGGACAGTGGTCGTTGTCGCGCTCTGAGTCAGGGCAAGGGTGTTCTCACCCGGCGCCGAGATCTCCTTGTCAATGCAGAGGATGCGATCCGTGCCCCACCACCCATAGACGGGGGCCGAAGAAGCCGCCCCCGGCTTGTAGGTGTAGAAGGGCCGGTGATCCAGAATGGCCTGGCCCTGATAAAAGAGCGAGGGGCCCTGTGACTCGTTGGCGTCCAGAGTAGCCGCCGTCGAAGCGGTCGACACCAGCGCCCGACCGAACGAAACGAGCGGGCCGGTCCATGCAGTGATACCCATTTGCGGCTCTCCTTTCTAGTTTCCTCGCTAATTAGGAGGTCGCAAACGAGCCGTGCACCGCACGCCAGTCGTAGTAGGTCGGGACGTAGCGTTGATACCCCTTAACCAGGAGGTTGTCAGTGGTGAACTCCACGCTCATGTCGGTCTCGAAGCTCTTCCTATTGAAGAACATCAGCCCCTTTTGGTTCGTCTTCAAGAACCAGGCGTACTGGCTGGTCAGGTAGTCCCAGACCATGAAGCCGTCCTTGAGGCTCTCGTTCATGTGCAGAATGGCGTTCACGTCATTCTGGGCCGTGCCGGGCCGCAACTCACTGCGGAACAGCCGGAGAGCGATCGGCTCCAGCGCCGCCGGCACCAAGAGCTTCGTGGTACGAGCGTGGATCTTGAGGCCCGCGTTGTCGACCCAGTTTGCCCGCACCGCGATGGCGGCGTTGAGCAGAGAAGTCTCGTTGAGGCCGACCGCCGGAGAGGCGATATTGGAGACCGTCCCAGTATCGACTGGGTGAGAGGCGCTGAAGAGCGCAACGCCGTCGCCGCCGACCGCCGCGTTGAATGTGGTGCCACTATTAAAGACGGCAGCAGCATAAGTTTCTTCCGTCTCTTTGAATGACTCCATCAACCCGTCGTTGGAGGGGCCGAATTCGCTCTTGTAGAGGTTGTCGTCAATGGCCTTGCGAGTGATCGCGTAGCCAAGGCCGATCTCGAAGTGCTCCGCGTTGTATGCGAACCTCTGACCAGCGGCGTTGTCGAAGGCAGTAGGCGCACCTTCCTGCTTCAACATCGCGTAGCCCAGGTAACGCATGGCAACCCGGCGCTCCAACGCCATGTTGCTGTCGGTCTGGTCGAAGACCTTCGGCCACTGCCGTTCGATCATCGGGTATTTGCCGCTGACGCCCCACAAACCAGGGAGCAACAGATCGCGGATCTGAGAAAGTGCGACAGGCATAGCGTTTTCCCCTCTTGCCCCTAGGTTTCAACCTTACGTGGTCACGCCTGTGATCGGTGCGTGGCGGAAGGTGTTATTGAAGCCAACCCGGATGATGTTGTACGCCGAGCTATTGTCGGTTCCATTGACGCCGGGAGGTGCCAGATTGGAGTACACATCAAGGATGACGAACGGATAGCTGGAAGCCGCCACCAGACCCAGGCTGGAAGCAAGCACGGCCACCGACTGACCGGTGGTGGTGTTGCCCAGCGAAGACTGTGCAGCCACGATGTTGGCGTTGCCGCCAATCATGCTGGAGCCGTAACCGGCCGAAGATGCCTGCACGAGGAAGGTCATCTCAGGGTCGGAGATCACATAGGCAGTCACGGGGCTCGAAGAGCCGACGCTGCCCGGGAAGTAGCTGGACCAGACCACCTTGCCGACTGACGGATTGTAGTACTCGCAGCCGTTGAAGATGCCGAGAACCCTCGGGGTTACCGAAGAGCCGTTATACTGGGTGACATACCCATACACAGCCGAAGACAGCGCCACAGGGTCGCCAGTGAAGACTGCGCTGGAGTCACTGGAGAGCATCCAGTAACGATCTTGGCCCATCGTCGGCGCACTGCCGTCCAAGTGGCCATAAGCACGGAAGCCGAAAGGTGCGTTGGTGTTCGCCATGATGGGCTCCTAACCGCCATCGTAGGCCCCCACTATTGGGTTCCTACCGGGTAGTCGGCCATCACAGCGCGTGAAGGGTATGTCGTGGAGCAGCGCGCCCCAATACTCCCAATATCCTATTGAGAGTAAAGCGTCAACTATTCGTCACTCCCAGGGATTTCAATTCGCTCAATCGTTCGATTGACCTTATTGGAGCGAAGCGCCGAAGGATGGTCCCGGCCCAGCGAAATGGGCAGGTCACCGCCCCTAAGTGCTTGTTCTTTCAGAGCAACTCGCAAATCAGCCTCGCGCTTTTCCTTGGCACGGGACTTGATCGAGAGCGGCATTGGGCGAGCCATCAGCACCAAGCCACCGACATTGATTTCGCCGTCGCCGGGCTTCATGCCGTATCGGGCGGCGAATCGGCCATCGAAATCCTCGGGATGGACCGGGGTCCAGCCCTTCTTCTCAAAGCTCGCCCTATGTTGGGGCTCTTTGAAGCCAAATACGGAATCAGTGATCCACTGGAGATCCATCCCATCCGGGATATCCTCTTGGGGGATAGCCAGCCGATCGACGCCCGTATCGTCGGCCATGGGCTCTTCCCAATTGGCCCCGGCTTTCATGGTCCACTTGCCCTTTTGGGGCGCGGCAGCCCGAATGGGCTCTCGCTGCTCGGGGATCTCGACTGACGGCGGACGAGGACCGCGCGGCTTACCTTTAGGCCATCCCATCTTACTTCTCCGTATAGAATCCGTTGGCTTTCATCTGCGCGAGGCGAACTTTCTGCTTCGCATACTCGACCGGCGAAATGCCAGCCCGCTCTGCAATGTCGCGTTCCTCGGGAGACAGCGTAACCTTCGTCGACTGATGACGCTGGCCGCTGCCGGCGCTGGGCACATCTCTGGACGGCGGGGCTTGGCTCACTACTTTGCTCCTTTGCGGTGCAGCCACCACTTCCACCTCCGGGTCGTCTTCGACTGGCTCCGGCGGCGGCTGGGGCTTGGCTCGCTCCCCAAGATGGATCTCAAGTGATTCGTAGTACTCGGGCGTATCGAACACCTTA